GTTTGTGAGAAGACGCGTGATACCAGCTTCGGTCTGAGGGATTTTGCTTGTTGAGGTGTACAGCAGGTTAAACAGGTTGGTCTGCACATAGTTCTGCAGCCAGTCCAGCCCGTGGCGCTCATCGAAGAAATCACCATTGGACATCACGCCCTGCTGCAGGATTGCCGTATCGTTCGCGTAATACACGTAGACGTTGGCATTCTTCACATCTACGGCGGCAGCCTGAGAGCTGGTCAGGGTTTCATACGTCACACCCGGTTCAGTTTTGAACTTAAGGGTGATCGTAGTGTTGTTGCCGGTGAAGTTGACAGTAAAGGCACGCCCGAAAGCCGACAGAGCTGCGTATTTACTCTTCGTTGAGTACTGCACAAAGGTGCGACTGTACCCGGCCGCTTTGAGAGTAGAGGCGACATCCGAAGTGGTCGCAGAGTCAATGATGCCTGAATCAGAGGACGTAACAGCAAACACGCGGCTCAGGCTTGATGCCTGAATTGCTGCCGCAGTCGCCGTAATCTCTGCAGGCGTCAGCTCGTCTTCGTCAGCAATGCCAAGGCCATACCAGTTGGTAAACTGCAGCACAGCAGTGATGGCCTGCGCCAGAGTTTCAGCGCTACCTGTCTCGCCGGTTGCCAGCGTTTTTGCCCATCGGCCGACGTAGACCTGAGCAGGCCGTGGTGACTGTGAAAAGTAAATCAGCGCAGCTTCGTACTCCGGACTGTCTTCGCCGAAATCTACGCCGATGTCCTCTGAGCTGGTATAAAGCCGGATGCGCTCTGATACCGGAATAACAGTGGATGTGCCGAGAATGAGTAGCGAACCGAAATTACGACCCGTCGCCGCAGTGGGGGACATGATCACGTCAACGTTCACAACGTTGGATACAGGTAAGCCCTGTGCCATAGGTTAATCTCCAAAGAATGATACTGGCGCGTCGACCAGAGATTTGATGCCGTAATCGCGGATAACTTTGCGGCGCAGGCGCACAGTGATGTCGTACCGGCGCACCCACTGGTTATTGATGAGTTCGGGGAAGGCTGTCAGCTCACTGTAATCAGCAAGTGAGAGCTCGTTTGTTTTCAGGGTTTCGTTGTTTTGCTCAACCGTCAGGCCATCGCGAAACAAGGTGGCGATCGACTGACTTTGCGGGCCATAAAAAGACGCGAGCGTTTCGATGACTTCGTGACGCCAGAGCTGATTGCCATCATCAGTCTGCCGGACGAACGCCGGGGCGTTATCAGCCGTAAAGCCGATGATGCCAAAGCCGCACCAGTTCACGTCAGCAGCAGGAATGGCAGCCTGTGTGGCTGTCCAACGCGGCCTGACCATGCCTGGTGGCAACCCGGATAACGCTCTTGCCCACTGACTTAACTCTCGCTCAAGCGCCTCATCGTAAGCCTGCGGCGCACTGACAGGTGTCAGATAACCGGCTGCCGTACTGTCATTACTCACCGGCGCCTCCGTCGAATGGCAATAACTCACAGTGAGCCTGGACGAAGCCAGCACCGTAAGCTGTGTATGGGTCAACGAATGTGACGCGATATTCGCGCCCGCGATAGGTGACAATGTCCGCATCGATACCGGTGTTGCCGCTGGTCAGGCGGAAAACAGTCACAATCAGGATTGCTCCGTTAATAACCTGACCGGCCTGCATGCGTCGGGCTTCCAGTGAGCGGTCAACCGTCACCACGCCACCAAATGGCGTCACAGTGGGTGCGTTGCTGGGAAAGCCATCTGCATCGACAGTCTGGGCATTGCGCTTCACGGTGAGCGTTGTATCGAGGAATTCAGGCGATAGCAGAACGTCAGTAACATCAAGAGTCGGCATCTTTATCCCTCACAACGTGCGTGATTGAGCGGCGGTACTCGCCGGTGTCGATTAGCGGCTTGTTACCGGTACGCCCGCGACGGAGCCGATTAGCAATCGTGGCATCTGCCAGGGGAGTGAACCCGGTAATGGTGATGTAACGCTTAACCCCATTTGCCGCCACAGTACCGGCACGATCGAGCGAGGTCACAGCACCTTCTGTATCACCCTCCAGCGCCTTGCGGGCCGCTGACTTAAGGTGAGGCATAAAGTCCTGCTCTACCGACCTGACGCCTGGCTTCAGATGAGGACGTGGCGGGATGTTCTGCGCGGGTGAGCCGTTCTCGTTGATATATCCGATCGCCGCATTGCCGATATCGCCATCATCACGCTCATCTTTCGATTCAGGGATGCCCACCAGAACATCCTTGTTCGCGAGGGTTTTAAGGGCGTCCAGAATGCTTTGAGCGCTGTCACTACGAACTGTCAGGCCTGATTTCATAGCTGAATCCCGCCATACCCGAAGTACTGCAGCATTTGCCAGAACTCCGCACCGTAGCGTGAGAAGTTCCAGAAGCCAGCGTCAGCGTTCAGTGTCGAGCTGTTGTCATAGCTCACGCTGACCTTATCTACTGACTTGGACGCCACGACGCTACTCGTAGCGCCTCCGGCACCACCGAGCACCCCGGCTGCTGTATCAGCTGCATTCAGCACCATGTAATGCGCAACGAACAGCTCCACCAGGTAGGGGAACATTTCCCCCATAGCAGAGCCATCAATGAGCATGTCGGCGAGGTTGAGCCGGAACTGGATTACTGGATCGGGATATTTTGTGGCGTCAGAGAACTGCGGGAAGTCGCGGCGGAAATCACTTACTGTCGGCAGGTTTCGATTTCTTGCCATCGTTGTTACCTTCCGGTGCCGGATCAGTCACAGGCTCCTGCAGTGCAGCCAGTTGAGCGGTCAGGTCAGCAATGATTTCATCCTTCTCAGTAACCGACTGTTGCAGGTCACCAATGGACTTATCTTTGTCTTCCAGTTGCGTGGTCAGGCTGTCAATCTGCGCCTGAAACTCTTTGGTATCAGCCGGCGCTTTTACTTTGCCGGTAACTTCAGAGTGCGCAGCAACAAACCAGTGCTCGGCAACCTTGTCGTCTACCGTGTGCTCGCCAACGCTGAACTCCTGTGCCGTGCCGTCTTCGCTGTTGAACTTGAACGGGGTGTGCACACGAATGGTCTTCTTAGCCATTACATTCTCCTTAATGCCCCTTTCGGGGCGGATAGGTTAGATGCCATCCATATACGCGATGGTTTCCGGGTACGGAGATTCAACAGCGCCCAGCTTGCCGTAGTAGGTGGTCAGCTGGTAAATGCCGCGATACTGAACCGGGATGTTCTGCAGTGGGACCATCGGGAAGCGAACAAACTTCTTATCGTTGGTGTAAGCCATCATGCGGTCGGTACCGCCAACACCAGCGCCTTTTAGCCACTTCACCGCACGGATATTCAGCGGGGTGCCGTTCTGATGGAATGCGATGGTGTTGTTCTGCAGGTAGGTCAGCAGAGACTGGTTACCGGCAGATGAGACGATGATGCTGGACAGCAGCGCAAACTGCTCAGGCGGCAGCAGCAGGTCACGCGGAACAATCGTGTAACCGGTGGAAGCCCAGGCATTCGAAAGCAGCAGGTTGATCGAGGTACGGATTTCATCGGCAGTTGAAGTCGCCCATGTTTTCGGTGCGTTGGTCACCGCGGCGCCAGTGTAGTTGGTCAGGCCTTTTACACCCAACTGACTGTCACCGCGATAAACCTGCTCATCGGTATCCATGTTCCATTTCAGCTGCATGCCATCGAACTTCTGGGTGTCCAGCGGGCGGCCCACTTTGGCGGCGGCGGCCAGCTCGACAACAGTCCAGCCCAGCTCCATGCCCCACAGGGTCAGCGGGAAGCCGGTTTTAGAGATGTCGACGTTAACGCCTGCGATTGCAGTGGAGTCTTTGCCGATCCAGTTCTTGCCAGCCGGGTTAGGTGTACCCGCCGCCGCAAACTGAGAGTTGGTGAAAGAACTGATGTCATCAGCGATGGACACATCTTCGCGCAGCTCAATATCGCGCGACCAGGTGTATCCCACCAACGGCATGTTCAGGTTTTGGTCCAGACGCTCAAGCTCGCCAACCAGGAAAGCGCCAGAACCGTCAACTGTGGCTTGGTCAAAAGTAAACATATTTAGCGGTTCCCTTAGATGT